GCGGTCTGCGTTCCACCCTTCTGACTTGTCAACCATGTCGAGGCTGAGGCCGTAAGGGGTGCGTAGTATCCGATTGTGCCGACTGTGATCGATGCCGTAAGGATGTAGGAATCCTGGTCAATGTCGGTGACAACACCACCTGTGGTGATGATATCAGTTGCAAGGGAGCCAAGACCTACAGTGCAAAGTGCAGCACCGGCGTCGACCGTGAAGGCTTCGGTGATCTGAATAAGGACTTCATGAACAAGGGTTATTCTCCCGGCGTTCGGGAAGCTGAACAGCATTGCAGCTTTGTCCTCAGCATCAACGCCGACGACTTCTGACGAAGTAATCCAGTACGGATTCTCCAGAACATTCTTGCGAAGATCAGTTCTTCTATAATCAATTGCGGTTACATCAGCCATGATATTCCTCCTTGGGAATAGATTTTAAGAAATCAGGTAGTACTGAGCAAATACTTCGAAATTACCCTCTGTGGTTGCACTACCAGCGGCAATCGTCAAGGTGATGGCGCCGGAGCCATCTGCGAAATATTTACTTGAATTCGAGACCAGTGTGTCTTTCACTGATCTTTTCAGCCCGAGTACAGTTGGTTCAGCGATGTCATTCGTGATAAAGTAATTGACAGCCGCTGTCTCTCCATTACCAGTAAAGCCGATTTCAATAGACGGAGTACCGCCTACGTAAGCCTTGGTAATGAAAAGCCACACATCTGTGACAAAGGCGTAGCGAGGAAGAGATATGATGTAGTAGGTATCATCGTCAGGAGCGACGAATTTCCTTGACCCTGCCAACATCTGTCTATCCGAGAACCTTTGTGCGAATCTTTCAGTAGCCATTAGCCACCTCCCTTACATCTTCGTGGCGTAGGAACGGCCTGTGATTACACCGAAATCCTTGGACTCAAACCGAGTCTTTTTGCAGCCGAAGATACCGCCGCCTCTGATCATGACATAGCGTTTTGCATCCTTTTCGTAAGGAACGAAGGCCATAACCGAGGATTTGCTTTCACCCGCTCCACCCCATGCGAAGCAAGCTGCCTGTGCTCCAAGCATAATGTTGTTGTAGACATTTGCGTTGGTGGCAGATTTTCTGATACGCTCGGATTTGGAAATGAGCATACCGTTGTACTCGAACTCGACGTTGGGGATATTCAGTTTCTGTGCTGAGCGAAGCATGTCTCCCCACTGGCCAGCGTTAAAGTTCTGGCGAAGACGGTCGAAGACGTAGTTGTGAAGAATGACCCTGAAATACTTCTTCCCTCCAATAAGCAGAGGACGAAGTTTGTAACAGGCAACGCCGGTAGGAATCTCAGCAAGCTGTTTCATCCTGTCGAGGAAGGACAAGTCCATCATCTCAGCTGCGGTCATTGCGGCATCCGTTGCGACATCGTTAACCCTGAGAAGATGGTCAGTATCCGGTGCCTCGCAAGCCTGAGCAAATGTTTCACCAGCGATTTGGAACGTGGTATCGCCGCAAAGGGTAGCAAATGCGTAATCGCTGAGTTTGTCAGTCCACCATTCCTGCAGACCATCTTTGCCTTCCTGCATCAGGTCGAACGGGACTCTCTGCTGATCCATCTTTCCACCAGTGTCGACGGCGTGGTTGAGTTCTTCGATGGTCATGGAGAAGTTTTTGGTTCTCAGTTTCTCTTCGTTCCCCTCAACAGTCTTGTTGCCGACAACACCTTCGCCGGTAAGAGGCAGACGGATTGTAAAGGTAATGGTATCACCTTCACCTTTGCCAAGGTCCGTTCGGAGCTGTATAATACTGTTAGGGCCAGTCCCTATCAGGTCATTAAACTCCACCGCCTTGAGAATGACGCGGTAGAGGTCTTTTGCCCATTTCTTTCTTGTTGACCCATCATTGGTCAGAAATACTAAATCATGTGAGCCCATCTTATCTCCTTCTTATTTTAACTCATTCCGCAGATACTTGGCGTAAATATCTGGTGGAACTTTGTCAAGCTCAGATTCATCCATATCATCAATCCTTGCCGCAGTCCAACCACCTTCAACCTTGCCTCCACCGCTGATATCCTGAATACTGGAGGCTACCTTTTCCACTGTAAGATCAGACTTAGCATCAGACTTTTTATCCTTGCCATCATCGCCCTCTTTCCTGTCACCAACAGGAGCGGCGTAGTCTGGATGGTAACGCTTGACATTTTCATACAGGAAAATATAGGGATTTCTCATCTCCCATATCTCTCTTTCGACTCTTGCAACAGCATCTGCCAGTTTGCCACCCTCTTCTGATATGAGTTTTCTTCCAATGGCTTCAACCAGGTCATCGACGTGTCTTTGACTTGCAACCTCGTCAACATCCTCGTATTTTGGATTCACTCTCATAACATCGAGCAAGTTCTCAAGCTGTTCATTTCGCTGATTTTGGAGTTCCTGTACTTCCTTTGCTTTTTCCTTATCTTCTGGTGAAATAAGGCCAGCGTCTTCAAGCTTTTTGTTAACCTCACCCAAAGCTTGCGTTACCTTGTTTAATTCATTCTTCTGCTCCCGCGTTATTTGACGCAGGGACTTGATTTCCTCGTCCTTTTCGTCGACTTTTGCCTCAGATTTCTCCTCACCCTCTCCTTCTTCCTTGACAACAGGCTTACCCTCTGCGTCAAGTTCAGGTTTTTCCTCACCTTCAGGCTTTTTCTCGACCTTTTCCTCCTTTTCAACCTTTTCTTCTTCCTCTTTCTTCTCATCTGGCTCATCAGGTTCAATCTGATCGATAAAACTCATGTCAGGAACCAACTTTACTACCGATTCTTCGCTTTCCTTTGCTTCTAAGATAACATCCGCCATAACTACCTCCACTATTTTTTAGATTTTGCTGCTTTTTTACTGGCGATTTTGTCCTTATGAATACCAACCTGGGCCTTAACCAGGTTTCCTTCTCTCTTTGCTTCAATTTCCATCTGCATCATACGCTCTTCTCTCTCAAGCATCATCTCAGTGTACTGTTTGACCTTCAATCTTGCGGTCATAGGCAGATCACTGTACTCCATAATCAAGTCTGGAGGTACACTTCCAGGGTTATTCTGAGCAAACTCAGTCAACATCTGTGCAACTGCCATACGCATGGTGGTATTTTCCACTGCTTCATCAATAGCAAAGTCGTACTTGACAGCTGTTATGTCGTTGTACCCTTGAATTTGAGGATTTGTCTGAGAGTTAATCTGAATAAGTTGCTCTCCTTCCTGTCCCTCTATACGAATCATCTGAGGAGCCTTAATATATTGCTGAATCATGGACACCACTATCTCAGCAGCATGAAGTCTTGACTCTCGAAAGTTATCAAAAAGGATATAAAGAACAGCCATACCAGTCTGTTGTCGCAGCCGAAGTGTAACTCCAGGTTGGCGGGAGGAAGTCTCAATTCCCATAAGATCATTTTGAATTCCACTACTGTCCTTCATATCCTGTTCATATACCTGATCAAGACTAGCGTAGATAGGATTAATTTCAGGTTGATCTGTGAATTTCCACTTGTCAAACTTACCTTGAGAAATAACAAGTCTGTAGTTTGGCTTCGAAGAATTCTTGTCATAATCCTCTACATCAACCAGTGCACCTGTTTCGTGTGCAAGTAAGCCTTTTGGCGCGGTCTGAAGGAGGTGCTGAAGTTGCCTGCGCATGGTGTTTCTTCCGCGCTGAGGGTCCTTCATCATAGTGATTACAGAGAACCACCTGTTTTCGTCTTCGTTTTTGTAAGCCCCGAAGAGAACATAAGGGAAATGAGGGTGGTTATAAGGCGAAGGTCCTTCTTCAAGTACTTTAGTACCAGAGAAGATAGTATAATAAACCTTCTTCGCCATTCTTTTCTGAAAATTGATATCCTTATCATATTTCACCACCTGTCCATTTTCCAATGTAATACCAGTTTTCAAGGCTTTAACAAACCTATTGAATTTAACCTCAGTTGTTTGCTCAATTTTCCCTGTCATTGGATTCTCAAACCAGTAGACTGATTCGTATTTCCTGTACCAGCACTCAGTCAGGCGGTACATATCAGTGACAGCGTTGTAAAACTGCGGCATTTCAGTCCTGGAACCCGTCTGTAACAACGCAATTTCGTCAGGATTAAAGTCAGGAATAACTGTAGAGATGTCTTCTTTGCTAAGCCACTTATCAACAAAGAGATAACGAGCATCTGACATATCATATTCTTGGCTTGTTGGATCAAGCATAAAGTCGCGGCCAGCAATCCTGGCACATTTTAACTCAGGCTCAAATGGATTCTCACCTCCGACGTAGTAATGAAGGAGGGAACGACCACCTTTAACGGTGTGTTCAAAGCATTCATTTTCCTTTCTTGTAGCCTTCATCTTACGTCTGAAGTGTTTGAACGCTCCGTTCATTAACTCAGTCAAAGCCTCGTCTTCAGAAGAGACAGGGAAAAGATAAGGTACACGATTGGACTGTCCGGCAATACCAATCAGCATATTTATCTTAGGAAGGATTGTGTTGAAGGTTGTTGTTGGGCGTTTCTGTTCAACCAGATCTGCCTCAACATCAGATGTATCTTGCTTCCCAGCATAAAATGCGTAGTCTTCCTTTGACTCCGTTCTGAAATTAACTTCAGAAGGAGAAGCTTCTGCTTCTAACTGCCACTTCCAGAGTTTAGTCAACATATCACTTTGGATAGTTGAACTATCAGGCTTCGTTTGTATTCCACTTTCAGCTGTTTCACTTACCATCTTTCCCTCTTTTGGTTGGTTTCCAGCCATGATCGACAGCGTTAAGAAGACGTTTAAGTCTCTTAGCCTTTTCCTCAGTTGTATCCTTGGCTTTAACTCCGTTAGGAGTAGAAACCCTGTAATGTCCACTAGGTAATTTGGCTACTTTAACAGGCATTAGTACACCTTAGGTTTTGCGGCCTTTCTTCCGTACATAATCTCTTCATCATCGAGGTTATGTACTTCCCCTGCACGAAGCGTTTCACTGTCAGGTTCTTTACTTCCTGGAAGTTTCTTCCAAGTCTTTTTATCTCCCATCAGGGTAGTCATAATCTTATCTATTGTAGTTGCCACTGTAACCTCCTAAAGGAACGTAAAAATTTGACGTTTCTTACTCATACAGTTTGCCAGGAGTGTCTGTCATTCCCACTATTATGCCCAGGAACATTCTTCCACCTATCCTGACTTGCATGAGCCTTCGGTTTCCTGAATACCTGCGTAGTATAAGCGTTAAAGTATTCAGTCAAACACACACCATCTGCTATATTCGGAGAAGGAATTCCACGTTTCTTGGCGTCCTTCTTACTCTCAACTTTATAACCTCCATGTGGATTAAAAGAATAGCGTAGACTGGCCAGCTCGTTGGCCAGCATCTGTCCCATGGAAAGCACATCGCCATATGCCTTCGAGGTAGGAAATGAATATTGCTGACGCATACACTTATCCCTGACACGAAGCCAGAGTTCGTCCCGAAGTCTGTCGTATTTACTGATGTCACTGGAGGCAGATGACACGTTCACTCCGAAGAGATTAGGAACATTGTGCTTGGCCAGCCAGTCTACCACACCGGCACCAACACCTATTTCATCAACAGCAGTTCCTTGAGCATCATTTTCAAGCCCATGTTGCCGGACTCTCATAGCAAGATCAATTGTCTGCATTCCGTGGTAAGTTTCCCAAGGAAGAATAATGTTCCCAGTTCGAGGAAGAATAATAGAATCATCATCACCAAACCTGGCAACATCAACTCCATCATACAAAGGCTCGTCTTCTGCTACAGAAACTTCATTCCCAACACACTGTTCAGCCCAGGCCAAAGGTATTAAAGTATCATCATCTCCAAGAGGAGGATCACCAGCTACACGAATCCTAAAGATGTTTGAATCTACTCCATACTTTTGCTCCATGTATTCACAGTATTCTTTCTTAACATTAGTTGACTTGCGAGAATCCCAGTGGAGTTGAACCCAGACTTTCTTAAGTTCAACGTGGAAATGACTGTCGTAGAAATACCCCTGGTTCCTAGTCATGTTTCCAATCAGCAGGATGTTATTATCTTCCTGAGTACAAGAACCCTCAATCGGGATAAAGATAGGATCAACACAACCACTGGCTTCATCAATTACCCAGAGGAGATGATCGCCGTGAATACCAGCGACAGATTCAACCTGTTCTTCTGGAGAAGCCTTGGCAGATGGAGAAATTGCCCTGCACCACCACTCACGAGGATTGTCCTTCTGAAAAATCTTATCCCTTTGAATAACGAATTCGTCAGCAACGAGGGACTGACGAAGCCACTTGGAAATTTCACTCCAGAGAATATCTGCCAACTGTCTGGCGGTTGGTGCTACACAGACTACTTTTGCAAACGTCCTGGTTACCATGAACCAAGGGATTAGAACGCCACCAGCAAGAGCATCCTTACCAGTACCGTGACCACTCCTGATTGAAAGTCGCCGCGTTTTTGGGAACTGGTATAAAGCTTCAGCCTGTTGATCCGAAGGATTGAAATGCATACATTCCTGAGCAAATAACAGGGGACTTTGCTTCCAGCTTTTCAACCTTCTTAGAATTGACTCGTCGAACATTTCAATTCCTTACAGTGGCAATTTGCTGATCTTTATTCCGGCTACAGTAGGTTCTTCTTCACCAAAGATAACATCAGAGAAATCAGCATCCTCACAATCAGCTTCTTGACCAGAACCAGCAGCACGGATAGCTTGTTTTTCGGCTTGCTCCTGCCGCTCAATTTCCATAAGGTAATGTACAAGTCCTTTA